TTAGAGTTAAGCCACTTACCGCATGAGTGATTGGCACTAGAAACGCCTCTCGTACCAGCACCAACATTCCAAACACGACCTTCGACATTAGCCGACTTACCAACGTATCCAATGTCAGCATGAACGATTTCTGGGATTTTAGAATCAGAGATTTGATAGATACCAGCGACCCGTTCGTCTGGATAATAAGTACCAGCAGACTTTAGAGTCGACAACGGAAGCCATTCCGTCCACGCAGAAGGATCTTCGACGAGATCGAGCACATTAACCTTAGCCATCATTTCTATTCTCCATCATATAAAGAGTTCGTTGTCAGTTTGTTATACTTGAAACGAACGGTCACGGGTACCTTTTTGTTCCCAGCAAAGATTGATGGCTTACTCCAGTCAATCTTGACATTAGGAAAGTTATCAGCCCAGTCTCTAAAGATACCCTCATAACGCTCTGGACTGATATCCACATAATCCTGCGAGTCGTTGGACGTCGCTATCCCCTTCAGCTTGATGTAGGCTTTACCCTTACGAGCCAGCTGGAGATAGAAGTCGACGTCCTCAAACAAATCAATCCGATCGTATCGGGCTGACTTTACTCTACTCGTATAGTGTAGCACGAACTTGCTCAAACCGCTAGTCCATTCTTCACGCCCATTAGAAAAAGCTCGTGGATGATCGCTGATCATAGCCAAGTTCTGATAACGCCCAAACATTTTGCCAGCCTTGCGATAGAAAGCTTGAAAGTCTTCCATTGTGGCAGATTGGCTAGTGCATACGCCATTATCATAGCGGGTGAACTTGCAGTCATCGTCGACCATGACAAACATGGGCTCGTTGTTCTTGATAGCCATATCAACGATCAGCTGTCGTTTTAAGGAGATTGGGAGCTGATCGTCGATCACCCTGACACTACCCCTCAGCTCTTCAGGAAGAGAGTCGTATGTTGTTTTTACGATGCCACGTGTCGGGATGTAGATAGGTATCATTTGAACTCGCAGTCGATCATAATTTGAGTCATACAAGCAGCCAAGTTGATTTCTTGATCGACGACGAACGCAGCCTTGTATTGATAGTCTGCCAAGATGATAACGAGCTGGGCTACAGACTCGGGTTTCAAGATAGTGCTGGCAGCATCGTATAGCTTGCGGAACAGGACGTTCACATCCATGCTTGCATTCTGCCCAACCCACTTACGCATGTTCTCAAACTCGCCAGCCTTCAGATACTTGACGAGTTCCTTGATCTCGACGTTATCAACAGAAGCTAGGATACCCGTGTCGATAGTTCCGCGAGCAGAGTATCGCTGGAGCTCGTTGAGAACACGACGCCAGTCAGGGAAGTGCTTCATAATCACTTCCGCAAGAACTTTCTTATCGTATCCTACGTTCTCCTGATCCAGGATCGCGCACGCTCGCGTGAGGAACTGCTTCGCCAGCTCAGCCTTTTCCTTCGCACCAATCTTGAACTCGACTACAGAGCATCGAGAATGCAAAGGATCGATGATACGATTGACAAAATTACATGTAAGGATAAAACCACAGTTGGACGAATATTCTTCCATAAAATTGCGAAGAGCAGGTTGAGTGGAATTAGCGTTAAGGTAATCAGCTTCGTCAAGGATAACATACTTTCTGCCCCCGCCAAACGATACGGTTGCAGCAAAGTTTCGAATATCTGTGCGAAGAGTGTCAATGTTTCCATTCATTGATCCGTTGATGACGATGTAGTCTGCGTCGATTTCTTCGAGCATCGCACGAGCCACTGTAGTTTTACCAACACCAGCACTACCAGAGAGAAGAAGATTTGGAATATTACCATCGTTCACAAACTGTTGGAATGTTGCTTTGAGATCCTCAGGCAGAACGCAATCTGCGATCTTGCGAGGACGATACTTTTCAACCCATAGGAATTCTTCGCGCATCGTAGCTCCACATTATAAAAGGGAAGGGGAGCCGTAGCTCCCCTAGACTTATTCACCGTATTTGCTACCTTGTTCAGTAGCGATCCAGTATTCAACGTCGCCGGTCTTTGATGCGAAGTGCGAGATACCCTTTGACGAAACACGAACTTCGTAATCACGATTGAGCAACTTGAGATTGTCGATCTTGAAGATCATGCGATAGTTGGCTTCGGCTTTACCTACTTCATACATGAAGGTGTTCGAGCCCTCGTTACGCGAATCCAGCGCAGCAAGATACGCGACGTTTCCACGTCCGATGAGAGCAAGCTCAGGCAGACCCAGAACACCTGCAGCTCGAAGCGCACTCTGCAGAGCAGACGCTTCCAGAGTAAAGCTAATCTCTGTTGAAGGCAGAGAGATTTCCTTAGCAGGCGGAGCCTGGATGAGATCGCTCTTAGCATAGCGGATGTTAGCCTTACCCTTGCCGTTGGTGATCGTTACAGTATCGTCACCAAGATTGAGATCTGGATCTTCGAACATCGACACAGTCGAGATGAACTGGGTCAGATCGTAGATTGCGAACTCCTTATCGAAAGATTCTGTAACATTAGCCTTCGCAAGAACAGTCTTTTGAGGCGATACAGTTTTCTGAACTTTTCCTGGCTGGAAAATCAACGAAGGGTTGATTGCAGCAAAGTTCTTAAGGATTTCTGTGGTTTCTTTTGAAAGTTTCATCATGTAGACTCCTATCTATATTGTAAGTGTATCACTATGTATGCTTATTGTCAAGAGGTTTGTGCAGCCAGAGCAAGAATTTCTTTAGGAGTTTCCTTACATGACATGATCTTGCCGTTCTTGAAAACGAGCGCAGTCACGTCTGGCTTATCGTCAACGAGCGTCAAGACCGCTGACTTCTTACGCATGTATCGTTCCATGACTACGATTTCCGTAGGATCAAGCCAAAGCTCGTAGCCTTCTTCTGGATGAGTGAGCTGAATGAGTGCCATTACTTTTTCTTTCCGATCTTGTTAGGCATAGAGGATTCGTCAGCAGTTGCGCCAGCACCAATCTGAGCAAGATCGATAAGCGAGCCACCGAACATATAAGAACCCATGTGCTGGAGCTTCATCCAAGGACACAACCAAGTCTTAACACCGATATCCCAAGCCTTCTGACAGAACCAATAATCTTCTGACAGATAACGCTTAGAAGCTGGATCAACTTCTGCTTGGAACGCCATGAGAATCTCGCGCGAACCATCGAAGTGTTCTGTGCGAACGTGATCAGGCTTATACATGTATTGCGGATAAGCTTCTTGGAACTTCTCAAGCGCAGCTCGCTGGATCATCATGAAACCAGTGCCGCCTTCAAGAACTTCTACAGGTTCATCAAGAGCGATAGAACCAGTACCTTCCTTGGGATTGAAAACATAATCGCCAACATACTTCTCTAGATTGCTAGGATCTTTGTCAGCGAAACCCTTATCGACTGCGCGCTTGATCTTTTCCCAAGCGATGCACTTTTTGGGATAAGGACCGCAGACAATATGCTTGTCTGAGCCTTCGGCTGCGATAACGGAAAGAGCGATAACATCGTTAGGATCGAAACCAATATCGGAATCGATGAACATCAGATGTGTGCAATCCGAGCGAAGGAACTCATCGACGAGATAGTTTCTTGCTCGGGTAATTAGTGATTCGTTGAAGAGATAGAAGAAGCGAATATCCATACCATACTGTGCGCCTAGCGATGCTAGATCTGCTGTAGACTTACAATACTGTCCGCCGCAAACACCGCCATACATTGGGGTCGCGACGAAGATCTTCTTCTTGCGTAGTTCTTCAATAGATACTGAAATCTCAATTGCTGCCATGATTACTCCAAATGTTATTGATATTGTATATAGTCAAGTCAGAGAGATTCAGCAATCTCGGCTTGCTTTTTTCTCCAGCGAACGACAGCAGCTTGTTTCTTCATGCGTCGCTTGATGGAAGGTTTGGTAAAGTGTTCATGCTCCGAAAGATCGCGCAATAGATTCTCACGCTGAACTTTCTTCTTTAATATGCGAAGAGCACCGTTCACATCATTATTGCGAACAGTGACTGAAATACCCTTGAGATGCTCCCAAGGCTCACGATTATCAGTAGCCAATTATAACTCCATGGAAAAAAGATAGGGAGGGGAATTGCTCCCCCTCCCTTATATAGCTCACGCAGCGTGAGTGAATACTTCGTTACCCATCACAGCATACGCAAGAGCAACCATCTTGCGCGAAGGAGTGCCAAGGCGATACTTGGAAGTCACTTCACCCTTCGAGTTCGTGCGCTCATTGAGATAGATCGCATGACCCTGCTCGCGAAGCTTGCGAACGACTTCGTGCGGATTGCCGGCAGCAAAGCGCGAACGAATCTGAGCGGCGGTAAGTTCCTCACCGTTACGGAGAGCGGCGAGAACGGATTCAGTCTTAGTCATATTATATACTCCATTGGTGGTTTTGAATTACACTCAGAAAGCGATTTCTTGAGTGTTCTCCGTTGCGGTGGTAGCAACAGGAGTCTCGGGGACGGGATTGATCGTAGGATCAACCTTAGCATAGAGATCGAGGAACGCAGTCTTCGTCTCTTCGTCGAAACGGTTAATGCACAGGCGAATAGCTTTCTGACGATCGCCGATCATGCGGAACGTCTGTGCAATGTGAACAAGGCGACGAGTTGAGATAAGCTCGTCAATCGCGCCTTCAGTGAAAGTCTTGCGAATGATATCTGACCAATCAGTGAGATGGCTGACAAACGATTTATCATCTTCAGTCATTGTATCATCTGACAGGTAATTCGTCAAGATCTTTTTCTCGATGGCAGGAGTAGGATATTCCTGCTCGATAGTGATCGGGAAACGCTCAAGCCAAGCATCGTCGAGCATCGTAGCGGCAACATAACGACCGTCGTCAGAGCCACGACCCTTAGTGTTAGCCGTAACGATTACGTTGAAACCTTCAGTGGCTGTGATGATTTCGCCAGTCTTCTTCATGAAGTAGGGCTTACCTTCGAGGATACCTTGCAAGCACATAGCCTTGCCAGGATCAGCACGGTCAGCTTCGTCGATCAGCAAGATAGCACCGATCTCCATAGCACGGAGCACCGGACCCTTCATGAACTTCGTTTCGCCTTCGATGAGACGGAAACCGCCGATCAAATCGTCTTCGTCAGTCTCACGCGACATCTGGACACGAATCATCGGACGCTTGACTTTGGCGCACACCTGCTCGACCATGAACGTCTTGCCGTTGCCGGAATGACCGGAGATGAACACAGGGAAGAACTTGCCAGAAGCAATGATCTTCTCCATCATCTTAAACTCACCGAACGGAACGTAGTGCTTATCTTTCGTAGGAACCTGCGCATAGTCATGCTCGGAAACAGCGTTCGGGTCGAATTTCTTAGTAGTCACAGGAGTCTCGCGGCGGATGGGAACAATATCAGCAGCCATGGCTGCGAGATTCTCGGATTCAGTTGAATCGTATGCAGGCAGTTTATACTGCGCACGACCAGCACGATACGACGGCTTGAAGATCCAGCCGTGATCAGAACCTGAGAATCCGTTCTCAGATGCGAACGCAGTAAGATCCTTAGCAGGAATAACAGCCTGAGAGCCGAACGCACGAGTGGCGGCTTCGAGGAACTTGACTTGATTAGCCTTCAACATTTGCCTTCACCTTTCTTCATCATATAATATATTATAGCTCGTGGCTGAGCAGTTGTCAAGTCACATTCTTTCGATAGTGGGCTTGCCAACGAGCTTCGCGCCCAAGAGCATGAGCTCACGCATGAACACGAATGCGTCCTTCAGATAGCGGAACGTGGCAGACTCATCGCGAATGAACTTATCTTCGCCCTTGATGGTATATGTTACCTTGAACATTTTGCCTTCTCCTATCATCATAATACTATTATAGGTGGTTGGCAGAGAGTTGTCAAGCCCTCTGCCAACCGCTGTTACGCAGCGATCTTTTCGATGAATTTGCCCAGAATGGCGCGACTTGCTCCGCGCTTATTCTGCGAGCTGATGAAAGCACGAGCGAGCTGTCCTTTCTTCAGATCTTGGGCTGCATCGAACTTAGCCTGCTGGGCTTGCAGATTCTTGCCGCCTTGGATGATGTAGAACTCATCGAAGTTGAGCATGTTGGGAATCACAGCCCCATCCTTTTTCTTCTTCCACTTATCCTGGAACGCCATACCATCAGCAACCGACAGATAGCGATACGAAACGTGGCGAACATCGTAAGGACCGCTTACGATATAGAAACCAACGAACGTTGCTTGCTGTGAGTGACGCACGGTACGAGCGAACATGGCAGTGATATGATGCGAACTATCGAAGTTCATCATCGTCTGAATACGCGACTCTTCATCGACGAAGATGTTCGTGTTATGACGTCCGCCAGAACACGGGATAGATTCGCCCTGAGGACGCATACCCGCGCGAGCACGATAGTAGGTAGAGTGATTGCTCTCACCATCAGTGATGCACACGAAGTTCATGATCTGAATGTTCTTTTCCTTACGGAACTTCGCGAGCAGATCACGCGACACGAGGATTGCATCATTGAGCGGCGTACCACTCAAGCCAAGGAACTGCAGGAACTCAGCATAAGAACGACCTGCTGCCAAGTCGATATAAGAACCAGGACGCATATCAACAGTCTTTTCGTCAGGCTCATTATCGAAACGCTTGGCAGACATTAGCAACGTACCGACCATCGTGTTGAAGTCCTTGAGATTCATATCTTCATGGAAGAACTCAAGGAGATGGAAACTACGATCAGGGAACACGAAGAGCTTGTCACCCATACGAGTGTTGATCTTCTGGAACAATGCTTCCTTGTTCCTAGCCCGAACATTGTCTCGACCAAAGTCGAACGTTGCAGCAGCAGCCTGCGTGAATCCATAGATACGATGCGGGATGCCAACACGACGACAGAACATAGTCAGACAGATCAGCTGATCCATCGCACCACGATAGTTGCTGGACATAGAGCCAGACATATCAAGAATCGCAACGATACCATGATTCTTGCCAGTAGGCTCAATCGTCAGGCGCTTAAAGATATCGTCGTTGAACTTATAGCTATGCAGCTTGTTCACGTCGATGACGCCAGTCTTAGCCTGCTTGCTACGGCTATACGCAACAGCAGCTTTCTTCATCTCGAATTCCTTGACCATATAGTTGATCGCGGTGTTATTCTCCGAGCGGAAACGAGTCAGCAACCAGCTACGATATTCAACGAGTTTCTGCTTGTTAACAGCTTTGCCAAATTCATGGTCGATTTGAGCAAGAACATCGCGATGACTTACAGTGAACTCTTCGTGAGTCAGATCTTTAGGGAAGTGGATATAGCGAAACTCGCGACCAGTCAGAGTCTGATCGAGAAGCTCTTCCATACGATCGTTCATGGCGCGATCAGTCTTGGACTCGTCTGGCTCCATCTTAGGCTTGGTGCCAGATCCGCCTTCTTTACCGCTATTGCCACCTAGATCTTTATCGTCTTCATCTTCGTCTTTTGACTTTTCCTGTTCTCCAGACTCAGATTCGTCAGAATCACTTTCATCAGATTCATCTTCATCGTTGTCGAAGTCATCGCTGTCTTCGTCACCCATTTCCGACTTGATCTTCAGCTTGAATTCTTTTTCTTCTTCGTTCTCGTCTTCTTTCTTTTTCTTGGCGTAGGCGAACAGATCTTCTGCCAGCTTAACGACATCATCGAACGTGATAGTCTGTTCAGCACGGCGAACGAAATCGCGCTCTTCGTCATTGAACTTCATACGCAAACGAGTACCAAGCTTGAAGTAGAGATTGATACGATCGATCAGCGGAAGCTTATCAACGTCTTCGTTCTTGACAGAAAAGAAGTCTTGTTCGTGAAGCCAGTTGTAGCCTTCGATGAAGTCACGGCGCGAGCCAGGAAACTTCGTCTTGATCTTGCGCTCGATACGAGCGTCTTCTACAACATTAAGATAGCTCTGGAACGTCGATGCGATACGACGCGACTCGTTTTCTTCGGCTACCTTGTCGATAGCACCTTTCCAGCCAGCGGCAGGAGTTTCGAGCGCATGACCAACTTCATGCAACACGAGCATGTGATACAGAGTCTCAGTCATCTCGCGCCACATAGGCAAAGCGAGGACACGATTCTTCACGTCGAAGTAGGCTGTCTTGATCGGCTTATGCTCGACCATGATGTTCTCAGCAGCCAACAGCTTGGCGAGCTTATCGAGCGCTCCGCCAGGAGTTATAATCTTTTCTTCAGCCATAGAACTCTCCTTCATCATTTACTAATGATAGCTGGTTGGCGCACAGTTGTCAAGGGTTCCAGTGAATGTTGATCTGCCACAGAGTCGTTTCCTCATTATACTCAGGATTCGACAGAACTTTCTTGCCCATAGTCTTGTAGAACAGGGCAAGATTGCGAGCTCCGTGCTGCGTAAAGGCAGAGAACGTTCTGACGTCTTTCTTGGGCTTCCTAGCCATCCACTTCCTCCACGGCTTCGATTCCAGGTTCTGCCATCATGTAATAGTCGGGCACAGTCATCGAAGTGTTCTCGGCGTTGACGCTACGAATCCGCTCTTTGGCTTCTTCGTATGTATCGAAAGTTTCCTGCCAATACTCACGACCCCAGCCGCGCTCAGATTCGACGAGTTGGATGCGATACTTGATAGCCATCATCTGTCTCCTTCAGTTCTGTTCGAAATAGCGAATATCAGCTTCAGTGGTATACGGATCTTCCGCTTGGATCAGTCGAGTGAGTTCTGACCAAAGCCAGTCGATCTTAGAATGGAAAGCATTGGCTAGTCCATAATCGCCAGCGTCCATAGCTAGTCCATAATTCGTTTCCATATGGTCGAGCGCGGTGCGGACTTGGTCGATTGTCATTGGCTTTCCTTTCATCATATATTCATTCTAGCGGGTTGGCAGCGAGTTGTCAAGCCCCTTAGAGAGCGCCCGTCCAACGGACGCGATCCAACGTTCCGCTCAGCACATTACCGCGAGCGAAGTTCTTGGCAGGAGCTCTCCAGGTGGCAGCCTTGAGAATGTCGCCACGCTTGAACTTGCCATCGTCGGCGAGCATGATGAACGAGTGGACGCTGGTGTTCCCGCCAGCCTGACCCGTGATCACCTTGACGAACTTGCGATGGACTTCGTAGCTCACGCCAGCGTCAAACTCGCGAACCATTTCGTCGCGGATCTTGTCGTTGCCGCGAGGACGGTGCCAGCCAGCGTAGTCGGCTTTCACGTGGGCGATGTAGCGATCGAGCGCCACTTTCATGTCAGATGCAATCTTCATGTTCAGTTCCTTAGTTAGAAGTGGCAAGATGGAAAATGTCGCTTGCGAGCGGTCCATTGAACAGATCAGTCAGATCGTCATGAATACCATCCATCGAGAAGTAGCCGTCACCGCAATGACGATCCTCAGCAATCTGTTTCAGACGCGACGACATTTCTGCCGAAAAGTCGACATAAGTGAGGGTGGCGTCCAGAAGGGCGCGGTACATTTCGTAGGCATAATCGGTTTTCATAGCTTTCCTTTCAACTTACCCTATAATTTCATTCTATACCCCCTATGGCGAGTTGTCAAGGGCTAAAAACGGCAAAACCGCCCTTTCGGGGCGGTTTTTTGTTACAAAAGTCGTTACAAAACCCTGTGTAACAGAGTTTGTTACGAAAGTTACGGAGCTTTTAACGCAATGAAGCCGGTGAAGGCATGATTCTGCCAGAAGGTGTCGATGGCGGTAAATCCGGCGTTCTTACACATATCGACAAGTTCCTGACGAGTCGAGGGCTTTGTCATATGACGCAGCTGGCGCTCCTTATCCATAATGTCGTCGGCTGTGAATGTGCGGCGCTTGAAATCGTAGTAGGTAAAGGTACGAATCTCGTGGATACGAACGCTATCCGGCATTGTCTTTTCAGCGAACACGAAAGCGCCACCAGGATTCAATCCATCATATACCGACTCGATGACTTTCTTGCGCTGTTGATGCGTCATGAACTGTAGCGTGAAGATGCTGGTGACATACGAACAGTTCGCGAAGTGATATTGCTCGACATCGCCACGGAAGTATGTTAGATTGTGATAGGACTTTTCGTCTTCCGCATAACTCTCATAGAAGTCTTCTTCGATTTCTACGCCATCGTAAAATGCGTTGGGTGCGAATGTGTTCTGAGCAATCATGCTCTTGAGCATCTTACCAGTCGAGCAACCAATATCGACTACGGTAGTTCCGTTCTCAACGAAGTATTGTGAGATATCTACAATGTCTTGCCACAGATCACCATATCCACGAATGGATGTGTCAATGTGAGTATCGAAGCCTTCTTCGCGTGTGGCAAATGTGAACTTACCTGTCATTGCAATTCCTTGTATGGCTTGAGGATGTTTTCGTAGATAGAAGTGGCGAGAGCTGACATCATCTTAGGAGCTACCATTCTTCCGATACGTTCTGCCTGCTGATTAAACGTGCCAGTGAGTTCGTAATCATCAGGTAAGCTCATTATACGTTTCATTTCCTTAATTGTCAACTTCCTATTTGCAGCATAGTGCATAACACCACTGGCACTGAGTTGCTGTCCCATCTGCGTGAGCGTAGGAGACGGCTTATTTGGAGCTGGACGCTTCATATTGAAACATGATAGCTTGTTGTTGACCATTCCTGGCTTTAGCGTTTTCGTTGGATTGAATGGCATAGTCTCAACGAACTTCTTCTGGAAACTTGTTTCGCAGAAGTCCAGGAGCATTTGAACTTCTGCTGGATCATTGTCGATCCCTTCAATCGCGCTACCGATTGACACACCTTGCGATGTGCTGGGCATTGGATATACTCGACGAGCGAGTTCATACTCCTCCAGCCCCAGAGCGTCGAACACATCGTTTCTAACTCCCACGAAAAATGTTCTCATACGACTCTGGGGCACCCCAAACTTCGAAGCATCCATCACTTGATACACCATCTTATATCCTGGTGCGATGCGTTCGAAGCCTGTTACGAAATCTCTGAGTTTCTCGATCGCAGCACGCGAAGTAATCCCTTCAACGTTTTCTGCTACGATCACCTTCGGCTGGATATCTTCTGCGATTCGAATGTATTCCAAGAACAGATCTTCGATATTCGTTACTGTCTTACCATCGGAATACTTCTTTTCGCGATTCCAACCTTTCTTACCCTTACCAGATGTAGAAAACGCAGAACACGGAGGAGATCCGTCGAGGATATCAAGTTCTCCTGGCTTAAGATTACCTACTTCTAGTAGATCTTTTCCAGTGATGTTCTTGATATCACCTAGGATAACTTTCGTGTCGGGAAAGTTGCGCGAGTAAGTAGCAACAGCTTCTTCAACAAACTCATTAATCGCGACAACTTTCCCGCCTGCTAGCCGATATCCTGTTGAAGATCCACCGCCTCCAGCAAACGTCGATACCACTGTAAACAGTTCACGGGATGACGAACGTCGCACGTCTTCAATAGTATATGGCTGATACTTATTCACGCTGACTTCAACTTTCTTTGTGCTTTGGCTTTGAAATTCTTAGCCTGATCTAAATGATAACGATTAGCACGAGTTTGGAATGTTACTCCGTTAAGATGATCGTACTCATGCTGAAATACTCGCGCAGTATATCCTTCGAAACGAGAAGTACCTGCTTCACCATCCCATCCACGATAACGAACACGGATACCTCGTGGACGCTTGATCTTGATGAACAATCCAGGATAGCTAACGCATCCTTCTTCATAGACGACTGTTTCTTCGTCGTAGTTGGTAATGAGCGGATTAAATACACCAATGATATCTTGTGGCGAATCTGGATTACCGATAACAAAAGCTCGAGTCATAATACCAAGCTGTGAAGCAGAAAGTCCTACTCCACGATGCTCGATCATCTTGTCACGAAGAAGTTCGAACAACTCTTTGGCTTTAATAACTGTGCCATCTTCCATAACGTATCCGTTCTCGAAATCGAACTCTGGACAAGTCTGCTTTAGAAGTGGGTTGCTACCTTTTAACAATTCAATCATGTGACTATCCTACTAAAGTTTTTCTGTTTTGTAAAGCGCAAAATGGTGCTGAACTTATCATTAAGAACATCGCCCTTATGTGAGATAACGAACACGTTGGTTTCTTCGAGATTGTGGATAAGCTTAAGAAACTCATCGCATCCGTTGGCATCAAGCGAAGCATCGAACACTTCATCTAGAATCAGAAGATTCGTGCTGGCGCTATTCTTCATGCGCGCGATAGAACGCCAAGTGAACAAGAGAGCCAAGTCGATACGCATCTTCTCGCCTTCACTGAATGAATCGTAAGTAAAGTCATCACGATGACGCGACAAGATACGCTCTTCGAACGATTCGTTTAGCTCAAACTTTACGAAGAAGTCCATAGCGGCGAGGTATTTATTCACCAGTTTGTTGATGACTGGAATATACTGCTTGATGATACGAGACTTGATACCACTATCACGAAGGATAACAGTAGCCAGTTCATACATCTCTTTCTCACGCAAGATACGTTCTTTTATCGAAAGAAAACGCCCAAGGTCACTACGGAGTGCGGTGATATTGTCTTCCGTATAGGTTGATTCCGTTTTGTTAAGATCGTCGATTTCTTTGTTGTAAACAGAGATCTCTTTTTGATACACCTTGATGTTGTTGAGTTTAGAGCTAAGGTCAGTTTGTTTCTTAGAAATGTTTCGCTGTAGCTCCGATATCTCCGCAAGCGAATGCTCTGCCGTTGCGAGCTCGACAGACAGCGCCTCAAGGGCGGTTTCAATTTCCGTGATCGTTTTCTCTTTCTCATCTAGCTTCTCACGTTTAATGGCTTGATCAATGTTCTGAGTGCAAGTAGGACACTCATCGTTTTCCATATAGAACTTGATAGTCTTGCGAGCGTTTGCTTTCTTAGATTCCAAACTCTTTTCGATAGTTAAGATCTTTTGAACTCTCGAGCTAACTGCATCGCGATCGCCGCATTGGTCTATAAGTTCTTCAATCTCAGATCCCAATACTGACGAATTCGCTTCCTCGCGAGCGATAGATTCCTGAGCTTCTTTGATACGCTTCTGGAACTCATCAATCCTCTCGGTTCGCTTTTCATCAAGCGATACGCGAAGTTTCTCCTGCGTCTTAATACCTTCCTGTGTGTAAAGCAAGTCCTGCTCATTGAGCTTATGCTCCTCGCGATTAGTAGATACACGATCTTTGAGAAGAAGTGCCATCGAGGAAAAGACGCGGATATCTAACAGATCCTCGATGACTTCACGTCGAACGCCCGTAGTCAGTTGCATGAACGGAACGAACGACGACGATCCCAAGATCACAATCTGCGTGAACGACTTCATACTGAGCTTAAGAATATTCTTCTCAAGCATTTCTTGATAGTCGCGCGCAGCTGCGTCTTGGTCAATCAGTTTCCCATCTTCTATAATTTCAAATAGATTAGGCTTAATACCGCGCCTAATGAGATACTGATGATCGTGAGTTTTGAACTCAATCTCAACGACTACATCGCGTCCATTGACTGAGTTGATAAGTTGATCTTTCTTAACTTTGCGGAATGGCTTACCATAAAGACCAAAGCAAAGTGCGTCCAGCATCGTAGACTTACCCGCACCGTTTTCGCCAACGATGAGAGTAGACTCGTTCTTATCTAATTGAATTTCTGTGAATGCGTTGCCAGTAGAAAGGAAGTTCTTCCAGCGAACTTTAGTGAAGTGGATCATTTCTTTCCAATAATGTCACGAGGATGATCTTGGTCATCCCATCTGTATCGTCCAGAAAAATGTTGGACGAATCGCTTACCATCTGCGGACTCAAATACAGTCACGCCACCAGTCTTGTAAAGATACTTATATTCGTTGCCTTCACGATCAACGTAAACTTCATTCTCAACGAATACCATCACTCAACTTCCATTTGAAGAGCTTCATTATATAACGAACGCATCAACTTGTCAAGCTCTTTGTTATCTACATTAGATTCAATCGTGCCAATATACTTGGATAGAATCGTTAGCGTATCTTCAGCTTCGTTAAGAAGATCTTGCTCATCAATAGCATCCATATTGCGATGGTCTTCAACGATGGTAACTTCAATTGGACCTGCCTCATATAATTTAGTCGTGAATAGGTCGAAGTTCATCGGATTGTCTTTGTTCTGCACAATCAGCTTCACATAACATCCGCTATATTTTTGCCAATCACGTTCTAACAGTTCTTCTGTGGTGACACCCTTATCGTTGTACCACATCTTACGGAACATACGATATGGATTTTCTATAAACGCCAGTTCACGTGTTTCAGTGTCGAGGATATGAAATCCTTTAGGGTCGTCGTAATCGCTCCAAGTAAACTCAGCATGACTCCCAAGATAATTAATGTTCCCACTAGTAGAGCGGTGATGGTAATGACCAGAGCATACCAAATCAAACCGATCAAAAAGTATGCGGTCGTCGCCGTGACTGACTGGACTACCTCTATACATCTCAAAGCCCGCAAGCTCCAAGTGTCCCAAAGCAATTTGAGCATTCGTTTCACCAATGAGTTTTAGTGTAGCTTCACGATTGTCCTCACAGATCCATGGAATGAACAGAATCGGAACACCATCGAAAACTACTTCTTGAGCTGTTTCATAGATACGGAAATCGGTTCCATAGATTTCTCTAATGGAGTTGACGGAATTCGTATTCTTGTAATAGGTGTCGTGGTTACCGATGATGAGATGGGGACGGATTTCTCGTCTGTGGAGAGGTGATATAAAATCGTCGCGCAGACGTTTAGCTGTGTTGATGTTAAGATATTTACGACGATCAACGAGATCACCGAGATGGATAACAGTACCAATGCTATGAGCGTCGAGATACGGAAAGAAAATGTCATCTAGAAACTTCTTATTGTTGTCAAGAAACGCTATCTGGTCGTTACGAACACCCCAGTGCGTATCAGTAATCAAAGCGATTTTCATTCTGCTTCTTTCACCACTGCTTTCTTACTTCCACGTTTGATACCCTTACTGGTCTCAAAGTCAGCCATGAACTTTTCCATCTGCTCCTTAGACCACTCACCATACTTGATGTCAGTATCATAGTTATTGCTGCGATCCCCATCTTGAGAGTCAGAAGTTTCGCCCATGATGTTGGCATATTCGATAGCAGCATACTTCGTATAGAGATGTTTCTTTTCCTTTTGAATACGTCGAATGAAAGCGAAGTAGATGATCTGCGTGAAGTATGCAAACGGATTCTGTGACTTGGCTGGATCAAAGTTATTGATATACAGCAAACAGTTCTCGATACCATCTGAGATCATTTCTTCTCGGAACGTATAGTTTGCGAAGTTCGGACGATATGCCAAGTGTGTAGCAATCTTCATGATACATTCACCAACATAGTTTGGGATACGAGGCTTTTGCTTACCAGCTTCCACAGCTTCGTTGACGAGTTTCTTATACTCGACCATCGCAGCATAGAGTTCTTTGTTGTTGACGTAATGCTTCTTAGATTTTGGTTTGATTACTTTGTTCATCATTAGTGGATAGATCCTGAGTTATTCGCAGATAGATTGAACATTGACATCAGATCTCTTGCCATTTTCTTTTGGCGTTCTCTTGCCTTAGTTCTATGCTCTTTGGATTGTTCGTTGATTGTGTTGAGATACTTATTAGCTACTATATCATCCACGATCATATATGTCAAGATATTTATCTTGTTGATACGAACTTTTTCATCCATCAGACTTTCGAATGGGATCCAACGCATGATAGAAGTGGTAACTGTCATGGCTTCGATAGAAGGAAGAAGCTCAACACGATATGGTTGAGTAACCCAAAGACATTCTTCTTCGTCGCCAATGAGCTGAACGAGTAAGTCTTCGCCGTTATTCATCTTCAGAAAATAGACTTCGCCCTGATCCATTATCACTCCTAAGTTTAATGTTATGCAATTCGTAGGGGAATCCTTCGGAACTATACATCTTAACACGTTCAATGAGATGATTCAACGTATAGTTCTTTTTCTTGTTCTGCGTAAGATCATCTGCAATGTCGAACAGAGTCATCTGATCTTTCGTTTCAGAAATACGAAGTCCACGTCCAATAGACTGAAGTGTGCGGATACGGCTTTTGGTAGGACTCGCAAATATGACATTATGTAGATTCTTGATATTTATGCCTGTGCTGAACGTTCCGTAAGAAGCGACGATGATCGCATCGTTTTCTTTCTCGACAATACCACGAATCGACTCACGCTCTGCTCCGTCAACTCCACCATGCACAAAGAATATCTTACGCTCGCCAGCTTTATCACGGATCATATCATAAAGCACTTCGCCGTGTTTCTCGACGTATGCGTATAGGATTAGTGTGTTACCTTTAAGTGAAACAGCAAGATTGCGAATAAAGAGATTACGAGGAGGAAACGAAATAATATGTTCAACTTCGTCTTGGTATGACCCCGAAGCGAGTTTCTTACGTTCTTCCAATGGATGGCTGAGAACAAGACACTTGACTTTGATAGATGCAAGTTTTCCACTGTCAATTAGCTCCTTTGTGTCGATGATCTTATGTGTTGGACCAAACAAACCCGTAAGCACTAACTCATTTACTTGACTACCATCAAGCGTTCCAGTCATACCGAAACGATACTTGACTTCTGTTGCGTTCGTCATAATCTTAGTAAGTGACTGCGCTTTGAACAGATGCGCTTCGTCACCGATTATGGTATCAAAGTGTTCGAAATACGACTTAGGAAGTTCGTGAATCGACTGCCATGTTGAGATGACAATTGGCTTATCCGCAAGTTTATCTTGTCCCCCGAAGACAGTATGAACGAACTCATCCACACTGAGACCATAGTCGGCAAAATCAGAACGTAACTGATGAACCAGAGAAATAGTCGGCACAAGAATAAGAGTACGACTCTTAAAGTTATCATGATAAAACCTCGTGATCAGATACGCGATCAGCGACTTACCGGAAGCTGTAGGACTGATGAGAATCCCACGGTTGTGACGAACAGCAAGAGCAAAAGCGCGGAGCTGATGGTCATGAGGGCTGAAAGGTAGACCAAGTGTATCAGCAAACTCTTTAGCTTCTGCAAGCGAAAACTCCTCAGTCATAGATAGTTCTGGATCAATGTCGATAGTATATCCACGCTCTTCGCAGAAGTTATGTACTTCTTGAACAAGACCAGCATAGATCGTCATGTTGCGCGAGTTCAGCAAACGGATCTTACCATCCCACACACGCGACTTATACTTGGGTGAGAACTTAGCGCCAGGAACTTCGAATGTCAAATGATCGGACAGCTCACGCGCAATACCCATGTCTCCTTCGACACGCATCCACGCTTGATTAACTTTAGTGAGCTTTAGATCAGAATCCATTCGTAAACTTTCTCCACTCGATGGCGGACTTAATGTCGTATCCACGTTTATGGATACACTTCATGATTTCTACAATCACTTCTACCTTTTCTTCGAGCAAAGCGATACGTTCGTCGATACGGACTAGATCGCCATCAGCATCAATATATCCCTGCACTTCGTTCTTGAGAACTTTGTTAAGGAACGGAGCACGCCCGATACGTTCTAGATCTTCTGGATTGTTGAGGTTACCAAGATAGTAGTCGCGCAATGTGCTATAATGCGCTTTCTTCTTAATCATAGCCGAACGCAACTGACTGCGCGTTTCGCTCAGCAGACGATTATACTTGGCGTGGAGGGAAGAGATGTTAAGGGATTCTGCGTCCAAGTTGAGATCATCATACTTGGCGTCTTTATCCCACATTTCATAGATTTCATCGAGTTTCATGTTGATATAGTACCATAGTATGAACTGACTGTCAAGATCAATTTTAAGTCTTGACGAATAGGCGTTTATGCGATATAATATGAGTGTTACGAAGCGGTAATCTACTCTTCGAGTTGATACTTACGATAACGGAACGTAACAGTGGCTTCCATATACTCAATGGTCGTGTTGGTAGAAACGAACGATAGTTCTGTAAGCCCGATAGGGAAACAGTCATAAAAGAAGATATTCTTGTTGACGTTCTTGGCAGAAGTAAGAACAGAAAGCACAGCGTCTGAAAGATACGTTGTGTAGTAACCAACAGATCTTTGTCCAGCCATCTGATAGTTATTGATGTCCTGCGATAACGCACGAGTCTGACCAAGATTGTCAGGATGTCCAAGCGCCTCAATCCATTTCTGAATCTCAAAGTAATTCTTTAGATCTTCATCCACTTTGAACGTGATGACTAATGGCTCGTATGTGATACGATCGCCAGGACGCGGAACAGCAGCAAACGGAGTAGGTGACTCAATCGCACCAATGCTAACTGCAGGAATAGCAGCAGACTGACAGAAATAGTTTACCCCAGGAATTCTCTTGATCGAGAAACGAAATCCGTTCTGACCAAGGAAGTTGATATTCGAAGGTTGATTATCTAAAGCTGACATTAGGCGTTCTTTCTTTTATGGAGCGACGCGACAAGTTTCATCTTGTATATTTCGCGTCCAGCCCTATCGTTCTTAAGATGTCCAGCCGCAGCTTCTTTTTCGCTCACGTGCGTATCTTCTGGATCATGTGGATCTATGTTGATTAACTTACCACGATACCATCCATGAATCGTGATGCCACGTTCTTTAGCTAAGTTCTGCCAGATCTTTTGTCCACCCTCAGAGTGCGACTTACCTATAAGCGCAACAGAATGTCCAGATTCTAAGATCTTACGATAAACGATATGCGCTTTAGGACCTTGTCCAGTAGAATCAGCTGTATCAATCGTATATACTTTAGTTCTTGGATTTCTTTCGCCAGTCACTGTGAAATGCACAAGACCACTTGCTTTATCTCTGGCATAATACAGATCGTATCTATCAATCTCGTTATAGTATAGATCTGTCTTTGAGTCAATACGTCCTACACGTTTGCCAGCTTCTTCTTCAGAAATCTTGTGTCCAGTCTCGTAAGAAAACTTCTGCTTTCTTCGGATGCCAGTAAGCAGAGGAGCTTCTGTGATGAACTGTGCGAATGACTTCATACGCATATTTATAATAAAAAAGGGGGAGCTTTCGCTCCCCCAGTTTGCGGTTTGAACCCGTCTTGCTTATCCCCTCCCACACGGAGGGTTTTCATTACATCAGGTTTGAAACCTTGACGAAACGATAGTAGACGTTGTAACCCTTGGTGTTTGGTGCACCAATAGCGCCATCGGCTGAAGATGTTGCGAATGGGTTGGCTACCATTCCGTAACGTGTCTTGAAACCAATCTTTGGCTGGAACGTATCCTGACCAACGGCGCGAACCATCTGGAGAGGAACGTATGGGCAGTAGAACAGACCGGCGTCGAATGCAGAAGCACCCTTATAGCCGAGTGTGAAATACTGCTGACCAGCTGAAGAAGCGAAGTAAGGGTCGATATAAACCTTAATACGTCCGTTCAGAACACCAGCGAAGGTGTTGCCAGTGTCGTCTACGTTGAGGTTGTTAGCAAGAGCTGGAGTGTAGTCCAGAACACCTGCCATCTGCAGAGCAGAAGCAACGTCAGATCCGCAGATCAGAACGTTACCCTTACCACGACGAGTTGCCTTAGCAATCTGGTTAGATTCGCGTTCAATCTGGAACAGAAGACCCTTGAACTTTTCAACCATCCAACGTCCGTTTGAGTCAACGTCCAGGTTAAACGTACCAGAAGTTGTTACGTTTTCTGTGGCACCAGCAGAAGCTGTGTAGTTGATTGTACGAACAACTTCACGGTTGATTTCCGCAAGGATTTCAGCAGCGAGGATGTTTGAGAGTTCTGTTTCAGCGTCAAGACCGTGGATAGCCTTAAGGTCCTGTGCCAATTCCATTGTGTATTCGGCCTTGAGAGCGCGAGACACAGCAGTTACGGCAACCTTCTCGATTGAGAATGCCATTTCCTGGAAGTGGTTAGTACCTGTTGAGTCGCCGAGACGTTCAGCCTGTGAACGAGTCATACCTGTTGAAACAGTGTACGAACCGCTTGTAGCAGCTGAAGCGCGGAGTGTTGGATCAGAAGCTTCCTGTGAGCGACCTGTTGAAGAGTTACCAACAACGAGACGTGAAGCTGTGTTACCAGCAGCAGAACCAGAGAATGTAGTGTTAGCTTCGTTGAAGAGAGCTTCCGTACCACCCTGAGTTGTGTACTTTGAACGCATTGCGAAGATCAGGCCTGTTGGACCTGTCATTGGCTGAACGCCGCAGATATCGTATGCGATCAGGTTAGGCATCGAACGACGTACCAGTGAGATAAGCACTGGATCGAATGTGTCGATTGAACCGTCTGAAGCTGTGGATGAAGAAGCACCCATAGCGTTAGTTGGAGCAGCTTCTCCCAGGAGCGTTGGAGCCTGGTAACCACCAGAACCAAAACCCTGTTCGCGAGCTGACTTTTCCTGGTTTTCCAGAAGCTGTGCAACTACGCTGCGACGATGAGTATCCTTGATGGGAGCCAGATCAGGATGTTCCAGGACTGGCTGCCACTTTTTCTGAACTGCTTCATTCAGAGACTGCATGTTGATTCTCCTAAATTATTGTTACTTTTTGATGCCGCGGGAAATCGCGGACATATAAGCAGCCATCTCAACTGGAACCTGCTTTTCAGCGCCCTCTTCTAGGTCGCCCACTGGTTCCTCATCGAAAGTTACTGATTCTGACAATTGGCTGGCCTTGCCTTTTGTTGGGAAATAACTTTCACGAAGTGTAGCAATCTTGTTCGCATACGTCTTAACGTCTTCGAACTCAACTGCTTCAGAAAGTGACTGCAGCTTTGCAACCTGCGTATCTGTCAGGCCTTCTGAAACTTGTGCGAATGCGGCATCACGCTCGAATTCGCGAATCTTAGCTGTAAGCTCAACATTCTTTTCGATTTCTTCGTTGATTGCAGCTTCAAGAACTTCAACCTTATCGGCGAGATCTTCAGCAACTTCAACGGCTTCGTCTGGAATGTCGATGTAGTGTGATTCAAACAGACCCTTAAGACCTGACATGAATGACTCTACGATTTCAGCCTTGAGACCACGTTCGATAGCAACGGAATTCTGTTCCATCCACTGCTCAACAACGTAGTCAAGATATGAATCAACACGCTCAACGAGTTCTTCGCTGACTGTTGATACTTCTTCTGTTAGGGAGTCGTCGAATCTAGCTTCGACTGCTTCGAGCTGCTCATTAACCTTTGAAAGAACAGCTGCTGTATAAACTTCTGTAGCCTTAGAAATGAATTCTTCGGAAACTTCTGTACCAGCAAAGATTGCCTTGATGTCGTCTGAAACATCAATATCTTCGGCTGAAATGCGAACGCTTTCGCCGATTGAACGCTGCTTAGGATCAACAGATGAACCCTGCATTGGGTTTGTCTTGTCGCCCTTAAACGCTGCATCGTAGAAAGCTGAGATATCTGCTTTCTTGAGACCAGATAGAGCATCAACGATTGAGTTGATCATGCCTACCTTTGTGTATGGCTTTACGCTTGAGCCCTGAAGCATAGGACCTGAAACTTCGCCCTTCTGAGCGACACCACCAGGAACAGACGCCTGACCCCCAGTAGGTTCAGCGATCTCAGCATTAACGCCGAAGCTCGCCTTTTTTGCTTCTTGCACGTCGAGCTTTTCGACGTTTAATTCCTGACCTGACATATTGATATTCTCCTCAGGGTTATAGAAGATTTGTTCTAGTTTATTTATAAAAACGTCGCCATTTAGAACTTCTTGAGGAACTTGTTAAACGCATTAAGAAGAACCGTTTCACGATCCTTGTTAGTTGCGTATCCCTCGTTGATGTCTTTCTTAATAGCGGCTACTTCTTTTTCGACAAGGATGCCGTTATCCCAAACCCATTCGCGACCTTCCATGATCCCATTAGCGAGAGCATGAGGTGCTGAAGGATCTGCTACGATATCGGCTGCTGTTGCAAGATAAAAGTCTCTCTGAACTTCCATGAGACCATCTTTTCTCTTAACTAGAGAACCCATACCGCGTGAAGAGAAGCCGAGTTTAGCGCCTTCCTTCATAAGATTCTTTACGATATTACCATATGGCGTATCCATGATTTTCACTTTACCAACAAAATTGTCACCTTCTTGTCTTAGTGACTTAACCATGTGCGATACGCGCTCGAGATTAATTGTAGGACCCTGTGGATGTCCAAGTTCACCATAGGCACGATTCTGCTCAACGAACTCGCGATTGTAGCGAGCAACTTCGTTAGCTAGTGTATCTGTGGGATAAACACGACCATTCTTGTTACCAATATTTCCCTGCATCAGAATGCCTTCTAGGAAATACTGCTTCTCACCTGCTTCATTTGCTTCAGTAATGATCTGTAGATTTTCGTTAACTTCGCAGATGAGTTTCATTAGTAGCTCGAGCCTCCTGGAATTGTAACAACCTTATGCAACTTAAGAATAAGAGTTGACGGACCAGAACCAGTTTTCGTGACAACGACGTTAGCTTGTGGCTCTCCGCCGTAATTGTCAATCAGACGAGAGTCTGAGAAATCCATATAGTGCTGACCGTCAGAAAGAACTAGAACCGTGTTAGCACCACGCTGAACTGTCCAGTATGCGTTGTTACCGATTGACCACTCGGCAGAAACGATATTCATGCGAGTAACACTTTCACCCGCAGAGTTTGCGCCAAGAAGAACGTTGGAATTGTTAAGATAAACAGCGCCAGTGCTATGAAACTTAGCAATGACCCATCCACCTTTCACATGCTTGTTAACAATACCTTGTGCCATTATTCCTGATCCTCATGAAGAGAAGCGACAAAATCGAGCATCTTCTCGAATGTATCGGCGCTTTCGTTGACTGCTGCTTTGAACGCCATACGATTACCGGTATTCAGTTGTTCGAATACATCAACGAGAGCGTTGAAAGTATCTTCGTTGATTTCAATCGCATCGCCATTGAGAAGCTCTACTACGATTGAATCTTCGTCTGACTCGCTGATCATTGGCGCATTAACAAAGATTGATTCTTGGAATGCTGGAACCTTAACAGAAGAAGGAGCAGTCTTAACTGGCTTGAAATCGCCTTGTGTCTTATCGGCGCGAGTCAGTGGTGTCTTGCTTCCTTTGAATCCAGACTGATCTTTCAAGTCTGAAGTTCCCTGCTTAATAACGCCACGATCACCATTTTCTGGCTGATGTTTTGTCTTTTTCGTATTATCATCTGTTGTGTGGGAATTTGGTGAAACAGGATAATTCTTTGAATCTACTGTGTGTGCGTCAACAAAGTCTTGTTCGCCCTGAGCACGTGGCTTCAAAGAAGCTGCTTCTGGATTTTCTTCCCTTTTAGTAGCTTCACGCAGTTGCTTGAACGTCTTCATCTGATGTCATCTCCTCTGCGGAAGCTTCTTCCTGATTGTTGAACATATTAGATGCGATGTCGATCTTTTTCAGCTCGAGAGCATCTTGAATCTTAACAGCGAGCGCATCGTTAATCGCATCGCGGAAACTCGCGGCGTCTTGCTCTGCAGCTGCTTGAATGGCGTTATAAATCTGTTCCATAGTTTAATCCTTGTTCGATGAATCTATTTATAAAATTCAGTATTATTTAGCCCGTTACGAGTCAGTGAACTCGTTATGCTCCTCTCACCATGCAACCACTAAAGTATGATATGTTTTGATAAGCGGTGGTTGTTCTATCCGCACCGCTACCCTGTTGGATATAGATTTCGAAATAGTCTGTCGTACCATTAGCATATATGACATCGGACACACTCATGCTCCAAAAGTTTGCAGCAAACTGTGTGCCACCACTATTCCAACCGCGAGCATATTCAGATCCGTTTTTGTAGATAACAATCATACACTCGCCTGTTCCATTTGAACCATCCAAACGAACTGTTGAGTTCAATTGATAGTAACCTTCTATTGTAGGTGTAAATCGACTTGACGCAAAGTTGTTGTTGGTGTCATAAGATTCGCTACCAAAAGTAACTTTCTGTAAGCTACCAGATGTGATCGTTTGAGCGACTGCTGGGTATGCCCTAAATGCTGGACCATTAACTGCTTGTTTACCAGCAACTGATATCGGACCAGGAACGCTTAATCCACCAGCGTCAGTTAACGATAATGAAGTTGCGCTATATGCACTATTGATAATTTCTAATGCGCCAGTGCTAGTGATACGAAACCACTTGTTTGGATTTGTTCCACCGCCACCATTGCGCGTCATCAGAAAGTCATGATAGCCAGTCCCACCTTTGGTATTTGTTCCTTGAATAACAATAGATGCGTTAGCAGAACCAGTGTAGTTGATATTGACAAGACCACCAAACGAAGTGTTGCCAGATACAGCAAGATTCGTCGATATGGTCGCGCGTCCCGTGTGCGCGAGTAGACCAGAAGTCGTTGGTGATGCTTTAGTTGCGTATGTGGATACTGCGTTAGAAACTTGAAGATAACCAGTAGCAACTGCTGCGGTAACACCTGTAATAACTGTATCGTTCTGTGTTAAATTCTTAACTGTTGCTGTTGTTGTGGTTACTAGCGAACCACCACTACTACTAATAAGTGAGCGGATAGTTGTGTTAGTGTTTAGTAGATTCGTATTAAGTAGATTGATACGTGAGTTCGTATTAGCAAGCGCGGCACGTTCAACAGCTTTTGTTTGATAAATCGTAGCAGCATTAGCAACTTGAAGCCTATCGCTTATAAGAGTGCGTAGAGCAGTATTGGTTGACGTCAGTCCAGTCCAAGACGCTTTTGTAGCAATATATGCGTTTGTGTTCGCTAGTTGAGACTTGATGAATGCGTTTGTATTGGCTAATGCTGCGCGTTCTACAGCTTTTGTTTGATAAGTCGCAGATGCGTTAGCAACTTGTAGACGATCATTGATAAGAGTGCGAAGCGCTGTATTAGTTCCAGTTACAGATGACCATGTGGCACGAGTCGCAATGTATGCGTTTGTATTTGCCAGCTGTGACTTAATGAACGCATTAGTATTAGCCAATGCTGCACGTTCAACAGATTTTGTTTGATATGCAGCAGCTGCGTTTGCAACTTGCAGTCTATCACTAATCAATGTGCGGAGAGCTGTATTCGTTCCTGTCAGATTTGAATTGACTAGAGTAACGCGAGAGTTAGTATCAGCCCATATAGTGTTGAACGAAGTCGTGCTGACTTTCGTTGCGATATATGCGTTCGTGTTAGCCAAATATGCTTTTGTATTAGCAACTTGCATATATGACTTGGCATTAGCAACTTGCAGTCTATCACTTACAAGTGAACGAATAGCAGTATTGGTTCCAGTTACTGAAGCCCATGTTGCTCGCGTTGCGATGTAAGCATTCGTGTTAGCCAGATATGCTTTTGTGTTCGCTACTGAAATCTTGGTGGCAATAAGATTCGTGGTAGATGTTGCAAAGTTAGCATCGTTCGCAAGAGCGCTCGCGAGCTCGCGTAGCGTATTCAAAGTTCCTGGTGCAGCATTTACAACAGCAGAAACTGATGTATCAACATAACTACGGATTGCTGTGTTTGTTGATTTTAATGCAGTCCAAGTTGCGCGAGAAGCAATCGAGCTGTTTGTGTTGGCTAATTGTGATTTGATGAAAGCGTTCGTGTTCGCCAGATACGCTTTGGTATTTGATACCTGCATATATGATCTGACGTTAGCAACTGACATCTTCTGATTGATAAGAGAACGTGCAGTTGTGTTCGCAATGAATGTAGAAGTTAGATATGCGTTCGAAACGAGTGGCTTATCATTAACGATCAGTTTCGTACCACTAACAGAAAGACGCGCAGCACCAAGATAGATGGTGCTATTAGAAAGCCAAATATCTTTGTATCGTGCTGTGTTTGAGCCGATGCTATAAGTTACATCAGAAGTAGGAATGAGTGATTGCGTAGCAACAGTTGTAGTGAAAGTGTTGCTGATTCCACCTCCGCCACCTGATACATTATTTGCTTGCCATTTACCAAGTGATGCGCTCCATACAAGAGCTTGTCCGTCACTTGGTGTTTTGACTGTGTTGTAATCTACGTCGTCAAGACGATAGAGCTTTACTTCACCAGAACCAGCAGGACCACCTCCTGCAGTTGCAACATTGAACGCCATCTTTGAGATGCGCTTATCAACATCTTGCTCAAACTGATCAAGTTTCTTTTCGAGCTTGGTTACGTCAGCATCAGAGCCAGGATCACCTTTGTCTCCTTTTGGACCTTGTGGTCCTACTGCTCCGTCTTTGCCATCTTGTCCGTCTTTTCCATCTCTGCCAGGAACGCCTTGAGGACCGCTTTTTCCTGTCTTTCCTTCTGCTCCATCACGGCCGTCACGTCCATTGGTTCCGTCAGAACCACGCGGTCCTTGTTCTCCACGCTCTCCAGGCTCCCCTCGTTCACCAGGAATTCCTTGTGGACCTTGTTCTCCTCGTTCACCTTGATCTCCTTTATCTCCCTTTTCTCCTCTGAGACCAGGATCGCCCCTTTCGCCTTTATCTCCTCGTGGACCACGTTCGCCATCTTTTCCAGCAGGACCAGTTAGACCTGTGTCTCCGCGAGGTCCTGGAACTCCTGGTTCGCCGGGATCACCCTTATCACCCTTAGCGCCAGTTGATCCAGAGTTTCCTACGATTTTACCTAAGTTCGTGACGCTACCATCACTGAACTGTAGAATGAGTTCGTTTTCGAATATGCGTGCATCAACGATGCCGCGTCCGTCTTTGACATTTATGGAATTGATTTGCTCAAGCAGCTGAGAACGAGCTTCCTCGATCTCAGCTTTAGCGAGCTTAGTGGCAACAGTAAGTAGCTTTGCCTGTTCCAGCTGATCCATAATTACTCATCGTCCCTGATCTCTATCTCTTCAATCACGGCGTCTTTAAGATCTGCCATAGAAACTTTTTCAATAGCGCGAGTCATACTTTCGATGAGTAGTTTATCTTCTTCTGTGAGCGCTCTAGGTGTGAAGTCTTCTTTAATTTTCTTAGCGCCTGGAACTTCGTGCTTGACTTTGATCTCAAGTTTTTGCGGAGTAGCCTTTTCTTTTTGAGCTTGCTTCGCTTGATCTCCAGCAGCTTTCTGATCTCCGATTTGCTGCTTAGCCATGCGCTTATCTTCACGATCTTGCATCATCTGCTGCTTTTGATCTTCTTGCGCCATGACTTCATCTTCAGCCGACTGAGCGATTTCGCCTTCAGCAGACATCTGAGCATCCATTTCTTTGATCTCATCTTCAGTCTGACGAAGAACATTCTTACGAATCCACTCAACCGAATAGTATTTGCCAACATATGCGTCAACAATACCAAGAACAGAAAGTCGATTGTTCAACATATCTTGTTCTTTGATTTCAGCATAATAGTTATCGCGCTGGAAATCATACTTGATAAAATCTTTCATTTCCTTCCACTCGTCACGAGTCATTACACCCGTGAGAAGTAGCTGGATTTCTAGTAGGTTATCAAATAGATGCGAGAAACGATCGCGCAGACGTTCGATGAACTTGGCAAACTTTACTTCGTCACGAGTGATTTCACCCTGACGACCCATAGTAAATTGACCTTCTGGTTCAAGACGTGAAATAGGAACAGATAGTGACTTGTAGAGTTTCTTACGGAAGTATTCTACGTCTTCCATCTGTCCAAGATTCTCACCGCCAGGCAGCGTGGTAATTTCCGTACCACGTCCACCCTCGCGGCGTGGGAGCCAATAATCTTCAAGCATCGTCATGAACTTACGCGAATCTTTAACTTCGCCGTTGTTCGCGTCATACACGAGACGATTCTTGTGACGAACCATCATGTCGCGAACATACTGTTCAGCTTTTGCCTTTGGTAGATTACCAACGTCAATGTAGAAAATGCGACGCTCAGGAGCGCGAGCAAGACGGTAGATAACTACAGCGTCTTCAAGCATACGCAACTGATTGAGTGGCTTAATCGCTTTATGAAGATGCGATACAACCATGCGATTGCGAGCGTCAAGCAAACCGCTGTGAGTATATGAGATTGCATCTTTTGAAATCTTTACGCCTTGTGTGAGCGTACCAGATGAAAGACCTGCTGGATTGAAGAGATAATATTCTTCGTATGGCGGAGCAATCAGCTTTGAGTTCTGACCAACGACTGGCGTTCTCTTGATAGGCTGACGGATCTTGCGGATACGACGAGGATCAATGTAACGAAGTTCTTGAATACCTTTGCGAGGATTCTTAATGTCTACCATGATATGATAGAACAGACGTCCGTCGACATACCAGCGACGGAATACTTCGTATGCTTGATTTTGGAGATCTAAGAGTTTACATACGTTCTTAAACTCTTCTTCGATACGTTTCTTAACGCTATCGGGTTGTTCAAGCTTATCAAGATTGATAGTGATTACATCATCACGTTCATCTGAGATAATGGCTTCATTTACTACGTCGTCGATAGCAGCCTCGCACTCAGGATACATAGACATTTCTCTGTATCGAGTTACGAGTTCTGCTTCGTTTTTGGCTGTGCCTTCTAGGTCGACATACGTTCCGTATGCGCCTCCAGGTGCGACTTCCATCGCACCATCAAGATTTGGAGGGGGAGCGAAGGAAGGAACTTGAACAGCTAGCTTTTCAGTAGCGTCATCGTCCTTCCCTACGCGGAAGCCAAATAATTCGATTGCCATTTACTTTCCTTCAAAAACTATATGATATATTTAGTAGGCAATCTTAGGTATCGATCACTCTACCATTAACGTCGGCGTCAACAGTCCAGTAATCGTAAGCGAACTCTACAGTGAATTCTTCGATAGCATCAGTTGTTTCCCAGTTCAATTCGATGTTGCCGATATTGATTGGGAAGATATTTACGAAAGTATATTCGCGTGTTGGAATGGCAGCATCGCCGTCATTTGTTCCACCAGCAAACACACCAGTCTTAGCATAATGACGAACTGTAGCAGTTGTGCGATATGCGGCAAGACCTGTTTCCGTAATTACTGAAGCATCACGAAGATTGTTTTCGTGAGAGTTGATGTATGAGCTCCAAAGTTCGAAAGCGTTACGAACTAGGAAATCTTCATCGTTCAGAACTGTAACCGACCAGTTTTCGAACGTGCGATTACCAGCCATCTTTACTTTACGACCAAAGTAAGGAACTTCGATTTGTCCTACTGTTGAAGAAGGAATTGACGAAGCCTTACAAACGAAGCGGAATTGAGCTTCAGCTGTAGGCTCACCGATTCCTTGTGGGAGACGCAGGAACACCTCAAACAGAGATGCTCTTGCGCCACCGAATGGCAAACCTTGTGAGGCGAATGTAGACACATTAAAGGGCATTAGTTTTTCTCCCTATCCTTTCGTTTATTTATTCGCCTCTTAGAACTTTCCTACAACTTCAGTGAAGTCAACACCGGTGCGAACCGCAACAAAGTTGAGCTGGATGAAGTTGATTGAACGAGCAGGCTTGATGTAAATGTCACCAATGAACTCGTTGCGGTCAATAACTTCTGGCGTATTGTTTGTTTCGTCGCAAACAACGCGGAAGTCAGTGATACCACGACGACCCTGAACGTCACGCAGGAATGGCTCAACGAGAGACTTGAACTGTGCGCGAGTGAACGCATCGTTGAACTCGAACAGCGTATATTTCGCTGCTGTTGCAATAGCCTTTTCAAGAACGATGAACAGACGACGAACGTTGATACGGTCGAACGCTGATGGCTTTGTCAGCATTGTCTTATCACCGAATAGGATAGTTCCTTCGCCTGGGAAAGTCGTGATTGGATTAATGCCATGCTTATAAAGCTGATCACGATCCGTCTTGCCAGGATTGTAAGCGAGCTTGATAACATTCTTAATCTGACCACGGTTATATCCAGCAGGTGACCACCATGGATCACGGTCGATGTCCGTGCGAACCATTGTACCAGCTGTATCGCCGTTAGTAGGAATATAACGATACAAGTCGTTATACTTATCGTACTGATATTTCCAACCCGAATCCATTACTGCATAAGAAGTAGATGGAAGAGAGTTACGGAATGATACGATATCGTCTACCTGGGCACCAGCATAACCAGCGTTGTTCACAACGTCTGCCTGACGTGGTGAGAAGATAGCGATACAGTCTTTACGATACTCAACGATGTTATTGATGATGTGAATCGCACGAGTTGCGTCTGAAGCACCACCAAGGATCAATGAAACGTCAACGTCTTCGGCGTTGCGGAACTTATTGTATCCGTTGATGTAGTCAGCGGCACGAGGCAGAGCACCGTCACGACCACGCTGCAATGAAGCGTTTACTGGAAGTGACTGATTACCAGCAGCATGGTCAACAACCTGAGTTACTGAACGACCACCTACGATACCTGTAACATGATTAGTCCACCAAATCCAGCGAGAATTCTTGTTGACATAATTCTTGTAAGAAATGTCAGTGCCATTTTCGCTCTTAGCGTTGATAGTCTTTGATAGATTAGGGAATATTTCAAGGATCGTATTACCTGATCCTGTGATACCGCCATGTTCGTCGGCAACAACGATGTGCATTTCATCGCCACGACCACCCCACTGAGCAGCTTCATCAGATGTACCAGGAGCACCTGGAACGTAATCGAAGAATTCCCAACGACGAGTTGTTGAAGTCTGAGTACCAGTGTTTCCGATATATTTAGACTGAAGTGTTACTACGTTACCAGCAACAGAAGCAACCTTAAGCATCTGACGATCTGGTCCAAGGATCAGAATATCACCAGCTACAACTTTTCCGTTTACGCCTGCTGCAGTCGTGAACTGAACAGTTGAAGTGTTGTTGGTGAATGCAGCTGTGCCAGAAATAGTGCTCTGATAAGCATTACCTGAAGGGCAAACAGAAACACGAAGATTGTTTCCAATGATTCCAGGATATTTACCAATCCACATACCAGCACCAGAGATGCCTGATGAGTAGTTATCGTTATAATCGTCTTCGTTCTTAACAGCAACAGTAATAGAGCTGTTACCCGTAGAAGTAGCATTTCTTGCACCTACAGTACCGCCTGTGTTTGCGTTAACAACGCGAACAACATATAGCGAATTGCCATATGCAAGGAAGTTTGCTGCTGTGAAGAAATCTACAGCTGTATTTGAGTTTGGATGAATGAACTGCTTAACCAGCGTATCTTCGCTATCAACTAGCACGCGCTGATCGACAGGACCCCAACGGAAGTGACCCGCGAACGCACCTGTAGTCGTGCTAACTGCGGGGATGATTGTTGTGAGATCAATCTCACTTACATTTACCCCTGGAGAGACTTGGAAACCCATCGGACTTATCTCCTTTTATAAAAACGAAGTAGTGAATTCTTCGCGCCCTAGATTGTGCTCGTTTTTATTTATAAAAAGCGACCTTTTAGCCATAACTTAGATCATCGGGGGAGCTACCACCGAGGAACATATCCATAGGATCGTCGCTTTTTTCCATAGATTGGGCTACACCGCCATCGTCGATAAACCCTGCTGGGAGCAAATCATCATGAACTTCTTTGAGCGTTTCGTTCGCTAAATCGCGACGAATATCGCTATTTGTTAAATCTTTGAAGTATGGTTGTGTAATCAGCCAACCAAACAAGACCAAAGTCATCGCTAAGTCGTCGTGATTACCTTCTTCAGCTTTGTATGTGTCTTTTACTTCTACGAATGTTGTCAGTTCTTCGATCGTATCAAAATCGTTTATAAGAAGCTTATCGCTCTCAACGATCGTTTTCAGATTCGAACAACCGATTTTCTTAACAGCTTTAGTAGTTCTAACACCAAACGCAGAACGTGAGTTGAATCCGCCACCAACTTTGATGTTCTTGTTCTTAGTGAATGTCGCAATGACGTTTTCATATTCAAGATCAATGTATAGCGACTGAACAACCTGCTGACCAATGTTATTCGTTTCACCCAATACCCATGCGTTGTTATACATCTTGGCAAAACGATAGATCACGTCAGGGAACATGAGTGGTGATATCTGTTTACTTCGATACTTAGCCACTTGTTTATACGGATACTGTGTTACATCAAATATGGATAAGGCAGAATAGTCTCCACCAACACCTTCGGATACGTCGAAGACACAGATATACATCTTACGAGGATCTGGTCCTTCATAGACATCAAGACCCCACTTATCTTTCGTCGGAGTAAACCACGCGAGCTGACGCAGTTTAAGAGGATGGATAAGTGTGCTAGACGAACCGATGAACTCGCACTCAAACTCTTGACGGAACTGCTCTTCGCTGGTGTTAGCGATAGTCTGCTTACGCCATTCGTCATCGCGCCCAGGAACGTCTGACCAGTGAATCTCGATAGGCTTATACTCACTGCGTCCTTCTAACGCATCTACCCACATCTTGAAGAAATGATTCATGCCGTTAGGCGTAGACACGATGATGATCTTCGTAGTCTTACCAGATGAAATCGTAGGATACGTAGAAGCAAAGAACTGATCAGCAAGATTACGCTGCACGAACGCGAACTCGTCGAGGAAGATCAGATTATACGAACCACCGCGGATGGCGCTCGATGATGTGGCAGCCGCAACAACCTTCGAGCCATTCTCAAGCTCGATGTTACCTTTGTTCCAAGTGATAACGCCTTGCTGTAAAAACTTAGGGAGATATTCGTATGCCAGCTGAAGCTTTGCTAACAGATCTCGCGCGAGCGCTCCCTTGTTCGCGAGAATAGCGACGTTCTGCTGATCGGTGAATAGAATAAGCCACAAGATATAAGCAACCGATGTCGTAGACTTACCAACCTGACGAGGGAGTTTACAGATTGAGAAACGATTGTTGGCAAACGTATGCAGCATCTTCGCTTGGAAGTCCCACATACGGAATGGAATCAAACCTTGGTCGACGTTGACGATTCGAATATAGGTGCGAGCGAAATACTCTACGTCTTTCGCACATTTCATATACTCTTCGACTTCTTCTTTAGAATACGAATAGATAACGCCAGCGGCTTTTAGATTAGGATTGCCGAGATATGTTTTAACAGCCATTATTTCCTACCATTAACCAAAGCTTGCAACTCAGCGGCGCTACCTACAAAGATAGCGTTCTGTGCAGTCACTGATCCAGAACTTTCCTTTGGATCATCTGATTTCTTCAAGTCTTTCAGTTTCTTTTGAATATCCAACAGATCTTTGTTGGCATCTACCAGTGTCTTGATGAGACCACCAACGACTTCGAACGCTCTTGGATGTTCTGAAGTTTTGGCAACAAGTAACGCTTCTTCGAGCGCATCATTACCTTGGTGAATGATCTTGTGAAGATTGCGACGAGCCGTTGCGAAATCGTCATCAATGTTTGTATCAGTGGATTCAGCATGAACTATTTCTACTTCTTGTGTTTTCTGAACCATAGGTGGAGACGATTCAGGAAGACCTAACGCATTCTCAACACTTATTTCAAAGTTCGTTTTTTCACTCATTGATCTTGTCCTGTTACGGGATTATACTTTTTGCCATCTACGTAGAAAAATGTGTTCGAGCAGAATCCATAATCGTTGTTTGCGTTAATCTGTGTATATGGGATAGAAGCAGCAGAATTAGTTGTTGGGCTTCCATTAGCAAGTAGACCAGGCGTGATAACGATACGCGAGCTACGTCCAGTCTTAGCGACGTCTTCGAGCGTGATCTTGTTTCCTGTATTTCCAGTAACAACACCAAAGTCGATCTGCGCACGCTTGATGATTCCCTGGCGACGAACTGGACCATAGAAATACGCTTTTACCGTGAAGTCGAATGTATAGATCAAAGCACGACGAGTTTCGAAGTCTCCTTCGTAAGTATCTTCAATAGATACTGTATTAAGCACTGTAGGAACGTCGATTGTGACGTTCGTTGCTGGAATTACTTTAACACTATTAGTCCACTCAGGTCCGAAGTATGGCACGATTTGTTCTAGAATCTGTGCGCCATCATCGGCATTTTTCACATACGCATACAGATTGAACTGCAAATCGTACGGAACTGGCATATAGTTAAAGTCGAGTTTGTTCTTATCAGAAACAACATTGATGTTACGATTTACGCCTTGTAGACGACGTGATCCGTCATAGTTCAGTGTAGTCATTTCAAATCCAAGACGAGGAAGCTGAATAGCTACCTGTTGATCTAAGTTTGGATCTTGTGTGATACGAACTAGGAACTTTTCTTTGGGACCATAAGCCAATGGTACGGCTACGGCTTGAATGTTGTTACCATTAGCATCGTATCTACGAACAACGATATCGTTGAACATATTGCCAAACATAACAATATAGCGTCTAAGCGACTGATGATAGAACTGTGATCCGAACATTAGTAGCGATCCACCTCAGAGAATGGGTTACGTTCACTGAAGTCGATGTAGTCGATCGACTGTTGTGTGAAGTATTCGTTGTTGGCTGTAACATTTTGCGTCTCGACTCTGTATTCCCACAGAATTGATTCGCCGTCTTCGTTTAGAATTGAGCCAGATCCATCTTCCAGAGTAACCTGATAGATAAGGATATCTTGACTATAGCGATCTTCGATAGCGTCAATTTCGGTATTGCCTGTAGCAATGTCGATAGCACCCATACGATCGACGAGCTCGCAAGTCAATTCGTATGTGTATAGTTTACCGTGCTGATAGAAAATGTTTTCGTGTTCTACGAACTTAACTTCATACAGCTTCTTGTTCAGCGGAAAGTAAATCCAGTCACCTTCGAGCGGGCGCGATGATGTGAGCTGATATCCATTCGCAGATCCAGTTTCCAAACGAAGTGCAACAGAATTAGCCCAACGTCCAGTATCAGCATCTTCGAGCTGAATATTGTAGCCAACTTCTGTCAGAACCTTTTCGTTAGTGATCTGTTCCCAACGCTTACGAGCCATTACGAATGTGATCTGATCGCGAATTTCCAAATTGAACTTAGAAAGGAAATCACCTTCGCCTTCGAACTGCTGTGTGTTTTTGATATACATTTCGATATCAACAGCATTGTTAAACGAAGAAGCTGCATCTTCACCGAGTAGTGGATCTGGATTGTTTAATGTGCGTGGCAAATACTTCACGTCAAGACCATAGATCTTGATAGACTGAATAATCAAGTCTTCCGCTAGATCTTGCTGACGTCCATATGTAAACGGACGGAAGTATTTGTTCGTTGCCATTGTTATCCGATCATGTCAGTGACTGGGAGTGAGTAGTCGTTAATGACTTTCTGTTCTAGTTCTTCAATCTTTTCGTTAGCTTCATCCCAGATCTTCTGACCATTAAATGTAACGCCGCCAGGTAGATTCATACCTTCATAGAGCTTTAGATGCTCGCCCCATTGACGCTTAACTAGCTGCGTGGCATAGTCTTTAAGCCACAGATCATCCCATACGTCTGGATATTCTTCTGGATTGATGGTCTTATATCCGTCGATGATGATGTATTCGTCTGGATATACGTTCGCACCCCAATCCATATCAATATACAGCTTATCTGTATGACGATTGAAACGGATTGGCTTTTTGCCTACAAAGATTTCTTCAAGGAACTCGATATGACGCATCGCGATAACGTATGGAGCAACCGATACGCTCGAGATGTTGAACAGTTCGTTGAGGTGCATCTGATAGCGGATGTTGAATAGATTCATCGCGCCGTATGAGTCGTTAACGTCAAAGATACGAGTAACGCCAATCATGTCTTCAGGGAGCGTGATGTATTTGTTCTCGATATCTTGAGCAGTCATCTTATATGGCAGATAAACGTGCTGCGTGCCGTCGAAATGATAATCGCGGAACTTGAGCAATGCGTCGTCGATACGTTCTTCGACCTGCTCGTCATCCACGTTGATTTCGATAACAGGAGAACCTAGACGGCGTAGAATGTAGTCTTTAAATGCTTGTCTTGACGTAATAATAGCCATAAGGGGAGCTCCAATGAGTAACTCCCCCTATTTATACTGTTTACGCCTTGCGCCATCTTTTAATGGCTTCGATCAGCTGCAGACTCGTAAAGTCTTTCATATCTTCGTAGCTGCTCAGAGCCACTTCGCGGAGTTTGTTTCTATCAGTTTCCGAAAGTTCTTTGATCTCGATACCCTTAGCTTTAGCTTCGTTTTCGTATCTCGCAGATTCTTCAATAGACCACTCACGTTCTGCTACAGCACATTTCTTAGCCGCTTTACGAAACGCATTTTGCTGCTTTTCTGTGAGGGTTTGGAAAAAGT